ATGCTGAATTGGGCGATGAATTTGAAGCGAAATGCGCCGGTGGTGCTGGGCGTCGGGCTGGCGCTCGGATTTGCGGTTGGCGTGGTAGTCGGTGTGGGCCGCGCGTCCGCACCGGCTGCCCCGATGTCGCCTGCCGAGCGCGAGGCCGTCAAGGCCGCCGCACGGGCTGCGTCCAGGCGCGAAACACAGCAGGAACGGGAGGCCATGAAACGTGAGCGTCGTTAAGGCTATCGACACCGCAGAGACCAAGGTTGTCGCCAAAGGCGCGCGCGCCCGGATGTCCTACAACCTCAATCCGGTCATCACCGAAGAGCGCGAGTTGTCGCGCGAGCGGGACCTGACGCTCGAAGACCTGCGCGCCGAAATCAAGGCGTCGCTGGCGGATGACGGGGTGATCGACCGGGAGGAAGCGACGGTCATCACTGAAATGGTGAACGACCTGTTCGCATCGAACAGCAGCAGCCTGCTGATCGTCACGGTGCTGGATGAGAGCGGGCCGGAGGCCGCTTCACGCGAGGCGGACCACAGCGCGCTGAAGCGGCGTGTCCGCGCCCGGAAACCGCGACGGTAACGGTGAGCGACGCGACACCCTGCCGCTGCTGCGGCAAGCCGATGCGGCGGTTCAATCAGCCCGGATATGACTTCACCGAGAGTAAGGATTACGAGGACTGCCAGGACGAAGACTGTGACCTGTACATGGTCACGCTGGCGGCAGGCGCGCACGCCAACCTCACCGATGAGCAAATCCAGTCCTATGCAGTCACCCGTCGCCGCACACGTCGGCGGGATCACGAGAAGCGCTACGCATAACAAGAGGACATCGCAATGAAGACATGGCTCCAGACCTATGACATCCACCAGCAGGTCAACAAGGTGATTGCCGAGGCCGTCAAGCCGTTCGACTTAACGCCAATCGAAGCGTACATCCTGCTGGCGCTCTTCGCCCAGGACGGACAACACGCGACCGATCTCGCCCAGGCGGTAGGCCGTGCCGCGACCAGTTTCACGCCGAACCTGGACAACCTGTGCAACGGGCAGTGGACACGCCGCGCAGCCGACACCCACGACCGTCGTGCTGTCCGGCTGTATCTGACGAATTACGCGCAGGACCAGCGCGACGCGCTGATTGAAGCGATCTTCGAGGCCGACCTGAAGGCGAGCGCGCTGGTCGAGCAGTGGGCCTACAAAAACGCCATCGTGCCGCTGCCAGCGGTCGCTGCTCCCTAAACAAAAGCGCGTGTCTTCGGATCGAAGACACGCGCCCCTGGGGTTGCTGTGTGACAGCACGGCAACCCGGTTCTCTCTTTAACTTGCAACCAGTATAGCACAGGAATGGCGCTATGACTGCACAAAAGTTCGATCCCCGGCGACACGTCATCACGCTGCACGGCAAGCCGTACCTGGAAGTCAAACACCGCATTCAGTGGTTCCGTTCGGACCACCCGCGCGGCGCAATTCAGACGCAGCGCTGCGAGGAACCGGGCCGCCCGTTGATGTTCCGGGCGTCCATTTATGACAGCACCGGCTCGCTGCTGGCGACTGCCCACGCGGGCGTTCCGAAGTCGGATGAGCGGGCCGTCTGGACAGGCCGTGAGGCCGAGAAGGCTGAAACGGCGGCGATTGGGCGGGCGTTGGGCCACGCGGGCTACCTGCTCCCCGACCTCGCCAGCGCGGCCCCGGCGGCGGCTGGGCCGACGCTGGCCCAACGCCCGCACTGGTCGACCAACCCGGATGCTGTCCAAGCGCTGCTCACCCGCGCAAAAAAAGAGACCGGCGCACCGCTCACGATCCGCCAGGTCGAAAAGATTCTATCGAAGCCACTGACCACCTACACCAGCAGCGATAAGGCGCTGCGGGCGATCACCGCCGCTTATCCGGGCTGGATCGCTATCGAACAACCTGCCTAGGGACCGCGCCCGGTCACTGTGACCGGGCTTAACCAATACGAGGGACAACATGCTGCACCACATCACCATCAACCATGAAGTCGTGATTCAGCCCGCGCCTTACCAGAGCGTCCGCTGCGGTGTCGAAGTCAGTCATGAGGTGGGGCGCGGGGAGAGCGCCACTGCTGTTCGCGAGCAGGCCGACGCCGAAGTGAGCGAAGCGCTGATTCGCCGCCTCGCTGGCACCGTCAACACGCTGGACGAAGAACAGGCCAGCCTCTGGCGCGAGCGCCTGGGTATGCCTGCGCCAGAGCGTTCGCAAGACATCATCGACTATGCAGCGTTCTACCCTGACGGTGACGGCAGCGACCTTGTCGACGGCGACGCGGGCGAACCGGACGACGAAGAGGACTTCGACGAAGAGGACGAAGACGACTTCGATGACGACGAAGAGGACGAAGACGACTTCGATGACGACGAAGAGGACGAAGACGACTTCGATGACGATGACGACTTCGAAGGTGATAACTGGGGCGACGACGACTCCTTCTAGCAGCGCTCCCCTGTAAACCCCTGCGGGGCGACTCCGGTCGCCCCGCCTGCCTGGAAGAATGATTGTGACCGACTGCTCATTATTGCAACGTGCCTCATTAGATGCTCGCCTGTCGCCGGTGGCGCGGGGCGTGATTGTGCTGGCGATTGCCTGCGGCGTGGCGGCCCTGACGCCAGACGATCTGCGCGCGCAGGGGTGCAGCGACCGCGAGGCACGACGAACGCTTCAGGAGCTGGCAACAGCGGGCTATGTCGAATTCGTGCGCGAAAAGACGGCGGACGGGCGCTATAAGGCTGGCGCGTTCCATGTCCGCAAAAATGCGGAGATGGACAACAACCATGTCCGCAGTATTGACGAGATGGCGCGCCATCCCCGCAAAAATGCAGAGATGGCTTCGGGGAACCATCCCCGCAATATTGACCATGTGGGCAAAAATGCGGACATGGTGAGCGACCATGTCCGCAAAAATGCAGAGATGGCGCAGGCAACGCGTACACACGTACACGCGCGTCAGAGTCTTGTCTTTAAATCGTCGATTCTCCGATTCAAGACCAAAACCAAAACAAAAGACAAAAACACACTCTCACACCGCGCGACGCGCGAGGGCAGCGGTTTGCCATTTCACATCGCGAACGGCTTTGGCGTTACAGGCCAGCGCCCAGGCTACGGCGAAAAGGCGGACCAGGCGCGGCAGCACCCGCTCGTCCGGGCGTTCATGTCCGCGCTGCCAGAGGGCGCGCGCCCACCGGTGGACGCGGCTTATCTGGACGTCGCCGAGAAATTGGCGCGCGACGGCTACACCCCAACGCACGTCGCTGGTCTGGTCGCGAGCAAAATCGGCGTGGGCAAGGTCGATTACGCATTCCGGTTCCTGCCGCAGGACCTGCCCGCGTGGCGTTACGCCCAGGAACACACGCCAGCGCCTACCGCAGCCGCCGCGCCGCCGCGCGCCTCACCGCCCCAACGCAGCGACTCGCTGCTTGACCAGCTCATTGCCGACGAATTCGCCCGCCTGCCGGATGCGCCGCCGCCGGATTTCATGCCGAGCAAACCCGCCGATGAGCGCGCCCGGTCCTGGGCCTTAACCGGACGCAAAGGTGTGGCCCGCCAGCGGGCCAAAGACCGATTAGCCACACAGGGAGCCTAGACCATGCAAGTCCTGCGCGATGCGCTTAAGTCTCTCCAGCCCGGTCAGCAGGTTGCGACTGTGGCGGAGTCCTGTTCGCTGTGCCACGACCTGGGAACGATCTACGCCCCAACCGGGCGCGTAATCGAGGGGCTGAACGGCCCGATGGAAGATTACGCCGTGCAACGCTGCCCGCGTTGTCAGCCTGCCATGTGTCCCCGCTGCGGTGATCTGGGCATGGTGGGCTTCGAGGTGCCGATTAGCCATCCGATGTTTGGCAAGCTCATGCCCTGCCCGGAGCCGGGGTGTGCGGCGGTTGCGGCGGCCCAGAGCGACCGGCGTGAGCGGCTCGTCCAGTACGCCCAACTGGACGACGAATACCGCGATAACACCTTCGAGTCGTTCATGGCCCTGAGTGAGCATCTGCGCGACGGCAAGATGAGAGCCTATCACGCCGCGCTCCAGTTTGTGCAGAACGCAGACACTGGCTACTGGGTGAACAAGGCGGATCTTGCCATTCAGTTCGGGCAGACCGCCCCCGACGATTACCGCAACTGGCTTGTGTTCTATGGCGAGCCGGGGGTTGGCAAAACCGGCATGCTGGCCTGCGTGGTCAATGCGCTGACGGCCCAGTATCGACCGAGCATGTACGCCCGTCTTCAGAACTGGCTCGAAGGCGTGCAGAAGCGCTACCGGGAGAAGGACGATTACGATGACGAATACGGCAACGACAATTCCAACCAGGTGATTGACCGGTTGCGGGACGCGCCGGTGGCGCTGGTGGATGAATTCGATATCCCGAACCTGAAGCGGGATAGCGACACCGAGAACAAGGTCCAGAACGTCATCAATTACCGGTACAACAAACGGTTGCCGACGCTCATTACGACCAACCTGGACCCCGCCGGAATCAAGCGGCGTTGGGGCGATGTGATTGCCAGCCGTCTGCGCCAGCGGGCGCACTTCATTCCGATGACTGGCGAGAGCCTGCGGGCCGACATCAGCGCGTTCGACTGGGAGTAGTCGACATGGCGAAACGACGTACGCCAGCACGGAAGCCCGCGCCACTGCCGGAAGCCCCGCCGGACGAAATGCTGATGGAGCTGCTGCCCGACATGCCGCCGACACGTCAGCCGGACGGCCCGCGCGAAAGCGTGTGGGGGCCGGAGCATTGGGCGGGGCGTGAAGCGGTTTTCCTGGCGACTTTCGACGCAGAGATGGGCCACGCACACCGCGCCTACGTGGGCGCGGTGAACGAGTGGCTGGGCGTCGCCAGAGCCTACCATGACCGCATCCTGGCAGCCCGCAAGAATCCGTCGACGACAGAGCGGACGATTTACACCATCACCGACGAATACCACCTGGAGCGCGGCGAGCATCGCCAGGACATGATGGATGCCATCCACCGGGCCGACCGGCTGCGGGCGCAGCGTTTTTTGATCTGGCTGGCAGAGGTGCTACAGCGAGCAATCGCGGAACGGAGAGAGGCCGCATGATTTACGTCGATGAGCTTCGTGACTACGGCAAGAAAGGGCGTTGGTGCCACCTCTGGACAGATGGTGACATCGAAGCGCTGCACACCTTTGCGGCACGGCTGGGCCTGAAGCGTCAGTGGTTTCAAACAACCCAGGGCATCAGCGGCCCATTCCCGCACTACGACCTGGTCTATACCAAGCGTGTCCAGGCGCTGCAATCGGGCGCGGTGTTTATGCCGCTCAAGGTCTGGATTGCAAAGCAGATGAGCGCCCCATCAGATGGATAAGCCGCTGACGCGCCTCCAGGTTCTTCGACGGATGGACGCGGGCGAAGACCTTGTGACCTTTGGCTACGGCGAAACGTTCCTCGGCACTTTCAATGAAGACCGAACGCAATTCACGCCCGCCATTCAGGTCAGCGAAGAAGTCGACCTGGACATGGTTTGCAATGACTGGATTGAGTGGGTTCCGTGCGGCGAATACGGACTCGCTCGTATCTGGCACAAGGGCTGGGATGTACTGGAGAAGGCCGAGCAGCGACGCAAGCGGGCCCGCCAGCTCAGGGCGCGGTTACAGCCCCTCATTCGCAGACTGCACGGCTGGCGGGCGCGACGGAAGAAAGGGCCGATCACTTACCGATGAGCGAGGTGAACAGCACAATGGACTATCAGACATTTCGTGCGGAGTACGAAGCCCAGCACCCGGCATCCATTCCGCAGCCGGAGCCGGTGGCCCAGCAGTATCCGGGCTGGGTGAAGTGGGCGCTGCTGGGCATGTTCCTGTGCGCATCGCTGCTCTCAGCGGTCCACACGGTACCGACCGTCTATCAGGGCATTGACCCAGCGCTGGTCAATACCGCCGTGCGCGCGTGGGCCGCAGGCCTGTCATTCGTCTTCGTCGAACTGATGATCCTGCTGTCCGCCTACCTTGCCATTCGGGATCGGGCGTGGGGCGTGTTGGTCGGTGGATTTACTTTCGTCGTGGCAGCGCTGGCGAATGTCCAGAGCGCGCTGCACTCCATGAACCCGGACAACCTGTGGACAACCGTCGTTGGCGTCCTGGTCGGTCTGCTGGCTCCGGTGGCCTGTCTGGCAGCCGGAAAGCTGTTCGTGAATATCCAGCATTCCGAAGTATCAGCCTCCGTCCGGGCGCACCGCGCATTGGACGAAAAGCGGCGCGCCTGGGATGACGAGATTCTTGCCGCCTTCCAGAAGGCCCAGAAGCGGACTGTCCGCCCGGTGTCCGTAGCGCGTCCGGCGGACGCCCAGCCGGACAACCGGACAGTTGAACCAACGGACACAGGCGAGGGACAACGCCGGACGGACGCGCGGGCGGTCGTCTGGCGCTTCCTCGAGGACAACCCGGCGTCCGCCAACATGACTGTCCGCGAGATCGCTGATTTGTTGAAAGTCGGTAAATCGACCGTGTCCGAAGTCATGCGCGACCACCGCCAGCAGCGGACAACGGACACGAGAAGGGATAACTGAGGGATGATAGCAGACGAAATGAAGTTGATGACAGCGGACGCGCTCAAGGCAGCGCGGGCGGATCACAACGAGGCCAAAGAAGAAGTGCTTGGCCTGACCAATGGTACGCGGCATTGGCGCACCCGTATTCCGGTTCAAGATCGCGACAGTGACGTCGTGCTGATTCGTGCGCTAAACCGTATCCCGGAGATGTTGGCTCACGCCGACGCTTTGGCGAGCATGCTGCGCGAGGCACTCGCTAACGATGCGTGGTGCGACGTAATGCCGGACGGGATCGGCTGCAAATACTGTCGGTCCGAAGCCGAGGCCGTGTACGTCGATAATCTGTACTCGCACGTCGAATGCGACCACGCCGCCGATTGCCTGGTGATACGGGCGGGCGAGTTGCCGCCACCGACCAACGACAATCTGCGCCGCCAGCGAGAGGTAGATCATGCTTAAGCGCGTTGTCCTCATCCTCGGACTGATGTGGTTGGGGCTGACGTTCGGGCCGGTCGCATGGCGTGACGGTGTTGGCGCGAGCGGGCTGCTGTGCCTGGGGACGCTGCTGCTGGTCGACTGGCTCCAGCAGCGGCGGCTTCGGACTGTCCACCGTGGACAGTGGGGGCGCGATGGGCAATGACGGACTGCTGAGTGCAGCAGAAAGGGCAATGGCGCGCGATAAGGCGATGGCGGGGCGCATCCGCAAATTCGGCTATGCCTGCCTGACCGCGCGTGAGTATGAAGCGATGCTCTGGGAGATCGAGATCATTCGTCAGCGCGCGGCGGAATATCGAGAGGCTGACCGGACGGTGGCCCTGGCGCACATGGAGCGGTTACAGACCGACCGGGTCGCGCTAGGTGCGAGGCTCTTTTATGAACGGCTGGAGAGCGGTCATTACGAGGTTCTCCGAGAGGTGCATCTGGAACGCCTGCACAAATCGATCCACCGGGGCATTCAGACGGTCATTGCAACAAACATGGGGATCACCCAGGGGCGCGTGAGCCAGCTTCTAAAGTCCGCATCCCAGGCAATGGAGTATTTCGCGGCACACGACATCCGGGCGCGCTGGTGGCCTGGGTGGGGGGATAGCCAGGATACCCCGCGCTGGGTCCTGGTGAATGTGCCGCTGGAAGACAACATATCTTTTCTCATTTCGCCTCTAATAAAAGCGAACAAAAGTGCTATGATGAAATTAGCATAGAGTTCTTGCGAATAATGTTATTGTTCGCCAAACGAGCGCCCGGACCAGGGCGCTTTTGATTCGTGAGGTGTGCGGTGGCGTACAGTCCAGAGCAGAAGGCGTCAGCGGTCGACATCGTCCGGCGGCATGGCGGCCTGAAGGCGGCAGCGCTGGATGAAGTTGAGGCGCTACTGGGGAAGCGCATCAGCACCAGTACGCTGCACGGCTGGCTTTCGAAAAGCGGTTCGGATTCAGAATCGAAAATCGAAACACCGAAACCGAAAACCGAAATCGTTGTTTCGAAACCGGAGCGCGCGCCAACGGTGGTCGTGGGTGCGCCCGATGAGGACCTGGACCCACAGCATCTGGCCTTCATTGACGCCTATTTCGAAGAGAACTGGAATGGGCGTGTGGCGGCGATCCGGGTGGGTTATTCGCCAGCGTCAGCGCATGTGCAGGCATCGCGACTGTTAAAGAATGCTAAGGTGGCGGCGGAAATTCGGCGGCGGCTGGACGCGGCGGCACTGACGCGCGAGCAGGTGCTGGCGAACGTCTCCGACATGGCAAACGCCAACATGGCGGACTTCCTGACGATCCCCGGCGTGTGGCCTTATATCGACTTGTTGAAAGCCCAGGAGCGCGGGAAGCTGCACCTCATCAAAAAGTACAAGGTGCAGAACGATGGGAGCGTGGTCCTCGAACTCTGGGACAAGCGCGGGCCGAACCGCGATATGGGGTTGCATCACGGGTTGTGGGACAAGGGCGTTGAAGTCCCGCTTGATGTCGACCTGGTGGTGCAGCTCGTGCAGGTGCTGGAGATGGCTGGCATGAACCCTGTGCAGACCATCGAGCGGATGATCGAAAAAGCGCGCCGGGTGATTCAGCAGAAGGCAGAGCAGAACGTGAATGAGCGAGCCAGCAGCCGACCCGATTGATGCATTCGTTGATGAGGTCTTCGAGGAGAGTCTAAACAGCAGCAACCCTGCGATCTGGACGCCGCTTCCCGGCCCGCAGACGCAAGCCTACTACAGCGAAGCCGACATCCTGTTCTACGGTGGCGCGGCGGGTGGTGGTAAGACTGACCTGGCGCTAGGGCTGTCAGGTACGGCGCACCAGCGCAGCGTCATCTTCCGGCGCGAATTCCCGCGTATGCGTTCACTGATCGAGCGCAGTCGCGAAATCTTCAATGCCCAGTCTGACAGCCACGCCAAGGACAGCTACAACGAGAGCCTGCACATCTGGCGTCTGAACGACGGGCGCATGATCGAATTCGCGGCAATGCAGTATGAGAAGGACAAGAAAGACCAGCAGGGTCGCCCGCGTGACCTCTACGTGTTTGACGAGGTGACGGAATTCACCGAGAGCCAGGTGCGATTTTCTACCGCCTGGAACCGGTCCACCATCCCCGGTCAGCGCTGCCGCATCGTCCTCACCGGCAACCCACCCACGGACGCTGATGGCGAGTGGGTGATTGCGTTCTTCGCCCCGTGGCTGGATCCGACACACCCGAATCCGGCGCAACCGGGTGAGCTGCGTTGGTTCGTCACGATTGACGACAAGGATATCGAAGTCCCTGACGCCAGCCCGTACGAACACAATGGCGAGATGCTCAAGCCCCGCAGCCGGACCTTCATTCCGGCGAAGCTGAGCGACAACCCGTACTATGGCGACGAATACCGGGCCGTCCTTCAGTCGCTGCCTGAGCCGCTGCGGTCGCAGATGCTCAATGGTGACTTCACCGCGTCGCACAGTGACGACGCATGGCAGTGCATCCCCACGGCCTGGGTCAAGGCCGCGCAGGCCCGTTGGACGCCGGAGAGCAAGCCCGATCTGGCGCTGCGGGCGCTGGGTGTCGACGTGGCGCGCGGCGGTGCCGACAGCACAACGCTGGCTCCGCTCTATGGCACATGGTTCGATGAGTTGAAGGTCTATCCAGGCGCGGAAACGTCCAACGGTGCGATTACCGCGCACTACGTGTTGAACGCTCTGGGTGAGGCCGATGCGCCGGTCTACATTGACAGTATCGGCTACGGCGCATCCGCGGTCGACCACCTGCAACCCCTGCATGAGCGCACGATCCCGGTGAACAACAGCAGCAAATCGACGCGCAAGGATAAGAGCGGGAAGTACGAATTCGCTAACCTGCGTGCCGAAAGCTACTGGAAGCTGCGCGAGGCGCTGGACCCGGCGAGCGGTGAGAACATCGCACTGCCGCCTAGCCGCCAGTTGCGTGTCGACTTGTGCGCACCGCGCTACAAAATCCTGGGCGCGAAGATCGGGCTGGAAAGTAAAGACGAGATCAAGAAGCGCATCGGTCGCTCGCCAGACTATGGCGACGCGGTCGTTTTGGCCTGGATGGGTGCCTATCGCGGCGGCCCGCTGATTATCTTCGAGGGATAGGCATGGGACAGCAGCAATTCATCCTCCAGCAGCAGGGAGGCGCGGTCAAAAGCACACCGCTCAGCAAACTGCCCCCGGAAGCGTGGCGGTCGCTGCAAGAGGCATTCACTGCCGACTCTGAACTGCTCAAGCGTTACGACGATACCCCGTGGTTTCGGCGCGGGGTGGATGTGCGCTGCGACGCGGTCGCAGACCTGCCGTTTGCGTTTGTGAACATTGCCAGCGACGAGGCGCTGGACGAAGGCGAACTGCCTGAGCCGCTGCTGAAGCATGGCATTGAGTTCGAAGGCATGCTCAACACCGTCGAAAGCTGGCTCACGCTGTACGGTCAGGCGTATGTCTTCAAGGCGATTAATCGCTGGGGCTTCGTGAAGGACCTGAAGCTTATGCACCCGGCGACGATCACGCCGAAATATGACCCGGCACAGGGGCTGACCGGCTTCGAGCGCAGACTTTCGGGTCAGACGATCACGCTGACCGAACAGGAGTGCGTCTACATCTGGCTCCCGTCACGTCGAAGCGAAATCGGGCCGGGGAGCGCACCGGCGAAGGCTGCACTGACGGCGGCGATGCTGCTGCGGTCGGGTGATGACTTCACTGTGCTGTATTACGAGAACGGTGTAATTGCACCGACTATCGTAACCGTGCCAGAAGGCACAGCAGAAGCCGAGAAACGACGGCTCGAAGGCTGGGTTCAGCGGGCCATGAGCGGGCTGAAGAAAGCGTTCAATGTCCTGGCGCTTTCGGAAGATGTCAAGGTCAGCAGCCTGGGGCAGCAGCTTCCGCTCGGCAGTCTGGCGCTGCCCGAAATGACCGACAAGAAACGCGAGGACATCGCCACGGCCTTCGGTGTGCCGCAGAGCATCCTCTTCAGCAACGCTGCCAACTTCGCTGTGTCCGAGTCGGACAACCTGCACTTCTACGACAAGACGGTGATCCCGGAAGCGCGGCGGATTGAGCGGGCGCTGAACCGTCAGTTGTTCGGGCCGCTGGGCTGGCGGCTCCGGTTCCGGCCCGAAAGCCTGGAGATGTATCAGCGTCTTCAGGCAGCGCGCGCGGAGAAACTGGCGCTGCTCTTCGACCGTGACGTGATGACCCGTGAGGAAGTGCGCGAGGACATCGGCCTGGAAACCGAGCCAAAGGTCGGCAAGTTCAAGAGCGACATTCGCAACGAGCATTCACTAGCGCTCGTCGCTGCACGTCCCGCCCAGGTGCAGTTACCGGTGCCTCAGCCGCCACAGCAGGAGGTGAAGGTGCAGCGCGACCCGGTCGGCGACGAGCTGGGCCGCTGGCAGCGCAAGGCACTGAAGCGCATCGAGGAAGGGCGCGCAGAGCAGGCGGCGGAATTCGAGAGCAACGTGCTGGGCTGGGGCGTCAAGACGTGGCTGACGGCTGCACTGAAGCGGGCGACGAACAAGGCGGATGTTGAGCGGGCGTTTGCCGGGGCGATGGAGTGGGAGGCGTATCCGTGAGCGAGACCTTTGACGTGAAAGCGTTCAACCTTCAGTTATGTAAAGCGTTGGACATTGACCCCGACAAGGTCCAGTCCATCACCATCACGACGGACGCCGATGGGCCGCGTATCAACGTAACGTTGGTGCCGACCGTTGCTCTTTACGCCATAGACTGGAAGGCGCTGAATGGCCCTCCCCGAAGGACGGTGAGTGATGGATGACTTCGACAAAGCTTTCGGATACCTCCCCGCAGAGAAGGTCGAACAGATTAGACAGGTCGCCCAGGCGATAGGTGCTGATGTGCAAACCATACGGCCTTTCGTTGAAACGAAGCAAGCTGTAGCGCCACACGTTTTCCTCGTTGATCGCCCCGGCCTTCATGAACTTCGCAACGGTAAGTTTGTGCGCATTATCGAACGGGTCACGATCCCTTACGACGACTACCGCTCATTACTTGACCGTCGCCTATACCAGCACCTGGACGTTCTAGGCGTTGATGCACGGGAATTCCGTGAGATGTATAAAAGTCGCCTGCGCGATGGTTGTAGCGAAGATCGCGCCTGGGTTGAAACGCTGAACGCATTCGTCAGCATCGAATAGCATCACTAGCCGCATAACTTCGAAAGCCTCGCCAACGCGGGGCTTTTTGTTTGCCATGAAAGGTAGCGACGTGGACCCGAAACAATACAACCTGAAGATCGAAGTGACCTGCGACGGCAAAGCTCAGACGTGGCTTCACGATTACATTCGTGACAAAGTCCGCAAGATGCTGGAACCAAAACCGCGCGTCACGGTCACGCCGGGGTATCTGATCCTGGGGCGTGTGCCAAGTGGCACGTCGGTGGTCTACCGCTGGCGGCGTGGTCTGCGCTGGTTACCGGTGGGGCTGTTGAAGCCCTTCTTCGTTCAGCCGTTTAGCCGCCTCCTATGCGAGACGGTCATCACCGAACATGGCTGACGGGTTTGAGCGGTTCGAGTTCGAGCAGGCGCTGCTACTGGCGCTCGCCAATGTGAGCGGCGACGTGCTGGAGATGATCCTGGGGGTGCTGGGTGATCCACCTGACACCGCAAACATCACCAGCGCGATGTGGGCCGACATCGAAGCCCTGATGCGCGGCGCGGTCGAAACGCCATTGCAAGCCGCGTTCGTGGGGTCCGCAGAGGCGAGCAGCGCGGCGCTGGGCATCGGCGTGTCCTGGGACACAGTCAACATTCGGGCAGCGGACTGGGCGCGGCAATACAGCTACGACCTGGTGCGCGGCATTACCGCTAACAGTCAGACCATGCTTCAGCAGGCGGTGAGCAGCTTCTTTGAATCACCGACCACCAACGAGGCGCTGCAAGCCAGGATCGCAAAGGTCTTCGGCGCAGCGCGAGCCGAGAATATCGCGGTGACGGAGGTCACGCGGGCCGCCAGCGCGGGCGAGCAGGCGGCGGTCGCCGAACTGGCGAATCAGGGCGTGCGCACCGTATCCATCATCCAGACGAGCGCGGATGACCGTGTGTGTGCGATCTGCGGGCCGATGAACGGTCTGCGCAGCGATCAGGCGGGCTTCTACTGGCCTCCGTTTCATGTGAAGTGCCGCTGCGGCACACGTACGGAAGTCATATTGCCGGGTGAAACTCAGGAGGCATCATGAGCGGCGGATCACACAATTACGCCTACATCAAGGCAACCAGCGAGAGCGAGATACTTGCTGGATTTGACGACTATCGCACGATTGAAGCCTCCTTGCGGCGTCACGGTCAACATGACGCCGCTGACGAAGTCCTGAAATTCTGTCTTGAAATCGAAACGGCGCAGCGACGCCTATTGGTAATGGGGCGACGCATCGCACCCATCCTCTTTGCTACGGAGTGGGTTGATAGTGGCGACTGGTCACCCGATGCAATTAAGGACGCCTGGGAAAAGCTGATCGGCAAAGAGCCTCCCACATGAGCAGCCCGCAACGCGTTGAACTTAAGTTGAGTGAAAAGCTGAGAACCAGTGTCGAGAATGCGGCCCGCATTCTCGACCTTGTGACCTTGAACGCAGCGCGCCGGAATGCCCCCATCGAAAGAGCCGTTGATGGTCTGATGATCTTCATTCGCCAGGGTTATTCGGCGGAATACATCATCGCCATTCTCGAATCTGCTGCTGATGCAGCAGCGAAGGATTAGGAGTAGGGATTATGGCTGGAATGCGAATGGTTGTGGCGGGTACGCCCGAAGGTCAGGCTGTCGGGATGACACAACTGCTGCTAGACGGTGAAGACGTAGCAGCACGAACAATGCGCTGCTGGGTTGCCAGCGAACCGGATACCCCTGTGATGGGCTGGGTGGAGCTGTTCGTCCCCGATAGCGACGGGTTTCCGCTGGTTGCACCCGATGGCGCGTGGCAGCGCGAGGAGCGCATTGGCCTGGTAGTCTGGGCGCGCTAATGCCGTCAGCCTTCACGACCAAAGTCAATCTGGGCAAAGTACCGCTGATCGGCGGGCGTATCAGCCTGGGCGCGCAGATCGGCCTCAAGGCGGGCGCGCTCTACCTCAAAGGCGTGGCGTCCGAGTATCCGCCGGTGCGGCGTCTGAAGGTCGACACCACCAAATGGACGATCAAACAGCGCCGGTGGTTTTTCGCCGCTCTGAAGAAGGGCGAAATCGAAGTGCCGTACCCGCGCGGCACATCCAGACGTTCGGAACGCCTGGGCGCGCGCTGGGCCGTGGATGAGAGCAAGGTTGCGCAGGGCGTGGCGGTCGTGGGCAATAACGCCAGCTACGCACAACGTGTCTACGGGCGTCAGGAACAAAGCTGGTATCACAAAGGGAACTGGCTCAACACGACGCAGATCGCGCGCAAGGGCGGCCCGCGCGTGCGCCAGATCATGGCGGTCGCCATCGCCGGAAAGTTAGAGGGTAGGTAAATGTTGAAAGCACTGAGCCTGAGCGAGCGGCAAACGCTTGTGCGTCAGGCTGTCTACGCGCTCGCCCCGTGGGGTGATGACCTGTGGGTGATCGAAATCTACGACGATTTCGTCATTGTTGAAGACTGGTCGCTGTTTGGTTACTGGCGGGCGAACTACACGCTAGGCGAGATGCAAACCGTCACGCTCCAGCCGCGCACGGAGTGGGTGCGCGTTGAACAGGAGTGGCAGGCGCTCAAGGCGGCCCAGATGCTGGCGAATTTCTCGCCAGGATTGAAGGCGCTGGGCGACGGCAAGGTGGGCGGCTATCTGGTCGTCTTCGGCGACGAAGGCAGCACCGACCTGGCGGGCGACTTTTTTACGAAGGCGACCGACTTCGACATCACGGACGGGGACCGCGTGACCGTCTACTACCAGCACGGGCTTGACCCAGTCCTGAAGCGGCGCAAACTCGGCACCGGCACGCTCAAAACCGACGACGCCGGTATCTGGATGGAAGCGCAGCTCAACCTGCGCGACGCGTATGAGCAGAACATTTACACCATGATCGGCGCGGGCAAGATGGGCCTGTCGTCCGGCACGCTTCCGAATCTGGTGGAACGCGAATGGACGGGTAAAGCCTTTCATATCAAATCGTGGCCTCTTGGCAAAGACGGCTCCGTAACCCCCACCCCGGCAGAATTCCGCACTGGCGTTCTGCCTCTTAAATCGTTGTTCGATAGCACGCAGGCAGTGAAGCCGGAGGCGACGCCAGAGGCCCAGGCGATGGGCGGCGGCGCGGCAGACACCCGCAAGGCGGCTAATATTCAAATCAGTGAGGGCAAGAGCATGACCGATCCAAATGTGACGCCTCCGGCGAAAAAGTCGCTCGATGAGCGCGTCGACCAGTTGAGCGACACGCTCAACAAGTTCATGAAGATGATGGAAGACTCCCCGGCGCTGAAAAGCGCGGGCTACTTCACCGAGGACGGCGGCACCGCCGACCCGGCTGTGAAGTCGTTCGGCGACTTCCTGAAGGCCGTGCAGCGCAAGGACGAAAAGCGCCTCGCCACGGTCTACAACAGCCGCAAGGCGCTGAACAGCGACACCGGCGACACCGGGGGGTACCTGGTGCCGGACGAATACCACAAGGAACTCCTGCGTGTGACGCTGGAGAATTCGCCGATTCTGCGCAAGGTGAAGCGTGTGCCAGTGACGGGGAACGCCGGGAAGTATCCGGCCCTCGACAACTACACCGCGCCGACCGCAGGCAGCGGGCAGACGGCGGCGGCGGGCGGGGTGAAGACCACCAAGCGCCAGCAGGGCGAGGAATACACCGAAACCGAGCCGAACTTCGAGATGATCGAATACAAGATCAACGACGCGGTCAGCGGTTTCACGAAGGTCAGCAAGGAAATGATGTCGGACAGCCCGTTCGCCATCGAAGCCCTGCTGAAAGACCTGATCGGTATCGCCGACGCCGCGCGTCAGGAATTCTATGTCCTGAACGGGTCCGGCATTGGTGAACCGCTCGGTATCTTGACCGCCCCCGCAACCATCGGCGTCACCGCCGCGACGGCTGGGACCTTCGCGTATGTGGACGTGCTGAAGATGCGTTCGCGCTTCAAGCCGTTCACCGCCAACGCAAGCTGGCTGATCCATCAGAGTCTGTGGCCCGACATCGGCACCATGAAGAACGGGGACAGCGCGGTATTCCAGGCCAACCTGGGCGAAAGCCTGGGCATGCGGCTGAACGGCGTGTCCATCGACGAAAGTCAGCATCTGCCGCAGGCCGACAACAATGGCTGCGCAGTCCTGGCGGACTGGGGCGCGTACCTGCTGTTCGAGAAGGGTGGCCTGGAGATCGACTTCAGCGAACATGCCGACTTCCTGAAGGGGAACAACGTCTGGCGCTTCAGCCACCGCATGGACGGTCAGCCGTGGATGCGCGGGCCGATCACGCTGGCGGACCCGCAGGGCGGTTACACCATCTCCCCGTTCGTCAAGCTGAACAACACCTAGTTCGTTCAGCCCAGAGTTCCATAGCGAAGCATGACAGAGCGCCAGCAACGGCGCTCTGTTTATTTCACGAGGTCAACATGTTTCCGAATGCAAAACTGAGCGAACAGCTCGCACTCGTCGGCGTCATCAACCCGCAGCTCGTTGATGACAATACCGTGACCACCGGCTGGATTGCGGCGAAGAACTTCAAGCGCTTCCTGGCGACGATCCTCGTTGGCGCGACGGACATCGGGATCACCGCCAAGCTGGAGCGTGCCACCAGTTCCGGCGGAGCGAATGCCGAGGACATCACCGGCAAGGCGATTACCGCGCTGATTGCCACGGACGACAACAAGCAGGTCGAAATTGACCTGCGGGCGGACGAATTGACGGAAAACTTCACCCACTTCCGCCTGTCCATCACGGTCGGCAACGGTTCGGTGGGCGGCTATGTCGCTGCGACAGTCGTCGCCGGTGGCCTGCGCTACGGGCCTGTTGCGGATAACGACCTGACGTCGGTCGCACAGATCGTCTAGGTCGCCTGATGGCCTACATCACGCTGGAAGAGGCCAAGGCGTATCTGGGGATCGGTGAAGATGACACCGATGATGATGAGCTGCTCGAAGGGCAGCTCATCCCGGCGGTGCAGAGCTGGATTGACAGCCACTGCAACCGGGTCTTCGAGGCTGACGCCGACACCGACCGGCCTTTCAGCGCCAGCCACGACGTTGAAGGCTTGACGCTCTACCTGGATGCGGACCTGGCGCAGATCGCTTCGATCACCAACGGCGACGGCAACACGCTTCCCAACGGAAGCTACACCTATGAGCCGCGCAGCGGTGGCCCGATCTACGCTATTCACCTGAAGGCCGGGAGCGGCCTTGTCTGGACGTGGGACGATGACCCGGATGACGCCATCACGGTGCGCGGTCGCTGGGCCTACAGCATCGGCCCGCCCGACATCGTCAAGCAGGCCGCGCGTCGGCTGGTGCATTTCGCCTATAAGCAGAAGGACACCGGCACGGGCGGCAACGACAGCGGGGTTACGCGCACGTCCCCGGACGGCGTGGTGATCTTCCCGACTGCCATGCCCAAGGACGTGATCGCGATGCTGAAGCCGCTGCGGAGGCTGTAATGACGCAACTGACGGCGATCTACAACGCGCTGGCGGCGATTGATGTGACCGTGAACGGTGTCACCCCGCGTGTCTTCAACTTCGACAACCTGAAGGCCGAAATCCACACGGCGGAACTGCCGTGCCGCCTGCTGCTGCCAATGGGCGAGCGGTTGGGCGGCGAAGCCTCGGTCATTTCGATGGGCGGGCATGGCTCCGTCCCGTGGACGATCTGCGACCTGATGCTGTGGTCCCCGATTGCGCAGGGGCGCGGGATCAAAGAGCATCCGGGCGCGCTGGTGGCGTACATGGAAGCCTATGTCAACACCATGCAGCAGCACATGAAACTCCTGCGGTCGCCCGTCACTGCGACGGTCGAAAAGATCAGGCCGGATGCGGGATTGTTCTCGTATCCGGTCAACACCGAAACCTGGTACTACGGCGTCGAATGCATCGTCACGGTGCGCGAGCTGTATTAGTCAACGAGGGCCGACATGGCAGAGAAGAAAACGTACTTCGTGGCAGAGCAGCGCCTGAAGCACAGCAAGACCCAGGAATACCACAAACCCGGCGAAGTGGTCGACCTGTCGCACCTGTCGCCGGACGGTCAGCAGATTCTGATCGACCGGGGCGCGGTGCGCGAGGCCACGCCGGAAGAAATCGCACAGACTGAGGCCGCCCGGAAGCCGCAGGGCGAGGCGACCGAGGCGAAGCCCGCAAAGAAGTAGCCCTGTCCTGACCGCAGCGGCGTAGCCCGCTCACTGGAGAATGCACAATGGCAGTAAGCCCCATTTCACTGACGGACGGCGAGATCGAAATCGACGTTGCGGGTACGCCGACGTCGATTCGCGAGGGCGTCATAGCGGCCCAGCTCAACATCACCGGCTCGGTCGGCGAATTTTTCACGCTCGATAGTCTGTGGGCAAAGACCACGGACGGCGGCATTCGCGCGGATGGTCAGATCGAATGTTTGGTCGAAGCAAGCGCCACCAGTACGCACGGGCGTTTGCGCACCTGGCAGACTACGCGTGGCTCGAAGGAAATGACCTTCTCGGTTCCCGATAAGGAAACCGGCTCGCTGGAAATCGTCGGCGAATTCCGCATGGAATCGATGTCGCCTCTCTTCCAGATGACGGCAGGCGATGGCAATCCACAGAAGTCGACGGCCCGCATCCGTTCGAACGGCGAACTCGCTATCGCCGTCATCGCCTAGTAGTTATCCGCAGGGGCAAGGCATGCCTTGCCCCTCTCCCACTGTCCACGTGGACAGTCGAAAGGTTCTGTATGGCAGAAACGGCAATCAGACCGCTCTCGCTGGCTGAACTCGGCCCGCGCCCGATCCTCTGCAAGCTGAAGTTCGATTATGGTCGTGAAATCGACGTGCCGCTGATGGCGCTCACGCGTGAGAAGTGGAACGAGATCGGCTTCGAAGTCATCAACCCGGTCGTGCCGCGCACCGTCCTGGGCAAAGGCGGCGAAAAGCAGGCCAATATTTACGACGTTGAATACGTGCGTGACATCAACCTCGCTGAGGAAGAGCGCATGTTGCGACGGCTGGTGTGGGCCTTGAAGGCGGCAGGGAACGACATTGGCGGCCCGACTGCTAGCCTTAAGGAAGGTGCAGCACTCCTGCGTCAAGAGGTCGACACAGGCATTCTGGACGGCCTGACGCGCTTTCTGAGAGACGTCTCGCAGGGAGGCAAGTGGGACAAAGACTCCTTTCGTCACTCTGACAGCGGAGCAGCGGACGACACTAATCACAGCGCGGCGGCTGGGTAAGTCGCTCGAGGAGTGGTTTGCGCTTCCAGAGGCTGAGCAGATGTATTGGGCCAGCTTGGAAGCGGAACACCAGAAACGACTGGACGCCATGCTGGACTGGCTGAAGAACGATGAGGGCAAATACACGTCGGCTGACGCGGTTGTAATGATCCGGCTGGCGCAGATAGGCCTCAGATAATTAATGCCGTTTCGTTGAGAGTCGCCGTATAGTGGAGGTATTCGCACTTACGGAGAACTTAAACGATGTTGTCTTATGTTCTGGGGCTGATGTCAATCGTTGCCGGGGGTGGCGCAATAGGCTGGTTCCTGTTCAATGCGTCGCGTAACGCACTTCAGCAAGGCGACCTGCTACTGCTCGCCGTAGCGCTTTTCCTGTTTGCTATCGCACTTGGTGTGTGGCACATCGACGGAACCATTCAGGACCATCTCGATAATCTGAAAAAGTAGCTGCGGCTGCTTGCAAAAGACCTGATGGCGCTTCCGAAAGGGAGCGCTTTTGATTCGTGCGAGGGCCTCATGTCGGACAGCTACATTGTGGAAATCGAGATTCGGGCGGATGGAAAGCACGCCATTCGCGCGGTTGAAGACGTGTCCAAAAAGATGGCTGGCATTGAAACGGACGCCCGACGCGGGGTTGGCGGCGCAGGCCGCGAAGTGGACGTGCTAGGCGGCAAACTGGATGACCTGAAGTCAACCGTGGGCCTCGTCGCTGGTGCGTTTGGCGTTCAGATTGGTGTCAACGCGATAAGGGACGTGGTCAATCTGGGCCGTGAGGTGGAGTTTGCGGAACGGCGCTTTGAAGCGCTGGTTGGCGGGCCTGAGCGCGTAGGCGATGCGCTTGACGACATGAAAGAGAAGACCGGCGGCGTCGTCAGTGAATTCAGCCTCATGGAGACGGCGACTTCAGCAATCATGACTGGCATTGCTGACAACGCTGCGGAGGCTGGCGAACTCATCAGCCTGGGCTTGTCGCTTGGCGGTCAGGCAGGTGTTGAGAAACTCTTCCAGGCCCTGCGCAATCAGAGCTACCTTGTATTGGATACGGTCGGAATCAGCGCTTCCGATGTGCGCACGCTGGCGGACCAATACCGCGATGCGGGCATGGAATCCGCTGACGCGTTCAACCGAGCGGTTGTTGAGGTCGGACAAGCGACCCGTCTCGCGCTCGGTGACGCAGCGGACGCAGGTATTACAGAACTGTCAAGACTCGAAACGTGGTGGGATGACTTCGCGGATCGTTTCGCCGCTAACGCGGGCAAACTGGCAGAAGCAGCCGCGACGTCTGTGAACGACGCTATCGAGAACGTGCAGCAGCAGCAGGCGCTCAACGCGGAAGTCGACGTCAGAACTGCGGCAATCCTGCCCGGTCTTGAATCGGGGATGGCGAACGAGCTTAACCCGCAGTTTCTCGAAGAATATGTGTCCAGCATTTTGCGGGATATGGCTTCGAACCCCGAAATCGCGAACCAGGCGCAGCTTAGCGGCGAGCAGGTCGCGGCTTACATCCAGCGCGGCATGAGTTCGGGCATGCAGATCACGGAAGGCGGGTTTTTCGCCGACAGTGGCATGCTCACCCAGTACCTGGGTTCCGTAGCGGATGAGGTGTTTCGGCAGAACCAAAACATCGTCGGGGCGCGCAATATCGTGGCGGCTAATCAGGCGCAGATGCGTGCCGGATTGCAGGAAATCGCGCGGGCATGGCTGGATGTCCAGACCTTTATGAACAACGTCCCTGGCGGGTTACAGCGCGGCGCGCAGATGACCATGCAGGACCGTTTCATGAGTTCCAGGCAGGACGCTTACGCGCTGTACGCCGAACTTCAGGGGCTGGCGACCAGCAGCGACGGTTTTATCGGGGATCAGGGGTTGTTTTCGCCGGAAAGCATGCAGCAGGCACAAGTGCTGGTGGGTGACCTTGAGCGGTTCTATGAGACCTTCAAGGACAACGACCTGATAAGCGAGAGTGACCTTGAAATGGCTCGTCAGTGGGCCGACCAGGGGCGCGACTGGCTGAAATACATCGAAGATGGCGTTGAAGCGGTCAGCACGATGACCATGCCTGACCTCTTCGGGCAAGGTGACAACAATCCGCTGCTAACCGGGCTAGGCGGCACATTCCTCACCCGGATGCAAGGCTCGCTCGAAGATACGGACTTTCAGAACCTGCAAGATGCGCTGGGGCTGATGACCGGCGCTGAAACCACCGACTCGCTTGCATGGCGTGATGAAGGTCTGGCGGCACTCGAACAGATTTACTACCAGTTCGGGCAGGACGCCGCGCTGACCGCACTCACCAGCTATGAGGAAGGCGCGCGGGCGGCCCGCGCAGGTGGTCAGCCCATAGGTGACCCGCTGGCGCTGATGAACTACATCAATGTTGGCGCGGGGACTGGCGGGTATACCGTGCGCCCTGATGACGGGCATTGGGCAGTCGCGCAGGGCCTGGGCATGAGCGTGAATGACTTGTACGCACAGGGCATTCTGCAACCTGACCAGGTGATCCACGCAGGTGAGCAGTACGGTGGCGCAAATCTGCAATACCGTCAGGCGACAAGCGGCTGGATGCCGCCGGGAATGAGCGGCGGCGGTGACGTTACGAGCGCGTTACCAGATCTTTCCGGTGTCGAACAGTCCATGTCGAACATGGCGACGGACTCGATGACCTACAGCGAGGCGCTGAAGTTCACCAGCGGTTACTGGGAGACTATCGCTGGCCTGTCGCCGGGGATTGCAGGCGACGTTGAGTCGATGGCGGGTGACGCGACGACGATTAAGGACGACATCGACGAAGCGTACAAGACTTTCGAAGAAATGTCTGAGACCGAGTACGAGATCAACCTGAAGTTCAACATTCAGGCTGAGCGCATCATCAAGGATTGGATCAGGGCTGAGGTGGTCACGATCAACCGAGGCACGGGCGGCACGTCGCCAGGGACCGACCCGCGCCGGACGCGCGGCCCCATCTAGCATCAGAAAGGGATTCAACTTGGGACATTACATTGATCCGAGCGGCATTCTTGCGGGTGCTACGGCGTCTGCGGCGATGGTGCGCGGGCTGTTCGACGGCCTGGACCAAGCGGTTTTTGACCGCTTCACAGGCGCGGCAGCCATCACGCCGCAGATTGCGGGCGGCAGCATCACCGGCATCACCGACCTGGCGGTTGCGGACGGTGGCACTGGTGCAAGCGATGCTGCGGGCGCGCGGGCAAATCTCGGACTTGGCAGCATGGCTACGCAGGCTGCCAACAGTGTTGTTGTCACCGGCGGCACGGTTAACGGCGCGGTCATCGGCGGCACGACCCCGGCGGCAGGTGCATTCACGACACTGCAAGTCGACGGTCAGAGCGTTTCTGGCAAGCGCTACAACTTCAGTGCGCACAAGAACGGTACGAATCAGTCCATCGGTAACGACGCCACGACAAAGATCACCTTTGGCTCGGAACATTTTGACCCGGACGGCGTGTTCGATACCACCAACAGCCGTTTCGTCGCGCCGGTCACTGGTATCTACGAGTTTGAATTTTCAGTCGGATTCACCAGTGCGTCGAACGGCGGCACGTTCCAGCCGCGACTGCGGCTCAATAACAGCAGCAACCCGCGCGAACTGCTCATCAATACCTACGGCACCGGACCCGTTAGTTTTTCGCTGTCGGCCCGGTTATCGCTCACGGCGGGTGATTACGTCGAGGTGTATGTGTATCAGTTCACCAGCGCGTCGCGCGACGTTTACGGGAACGACAACCGCACCTGGTTCAGCGGAGGTCTGGCGTCATGACCCCTTTTAACTTTGATGCGTTACACGAGGCGATGGAGACCGAACACCCCGACCTGATCGAGATCATTAACGGGGAACGTTACGCGAAATACGTGGTCGAGCATAACAACGGCGAAAACGTCGTTGTCACGGTGCTTCCGGTCGAAGAGGCCGCGCACGTCGATGCCGACCATCTGGCAGGTGACATGCTGAGCCTGGACGAACAGCCTCTCGCAGCAGTCAAGACGCTCGACGTGGGGGTATTGATGCAGCAGTACGCTGCAAGGGGTGATACCAAGCAATGACCGAGCAGGAGCGCATCGAGGCTTTTCGGCGCGAGGTGCAGGCTTCGGGCGCGCGCTATGGGGTGGACGTGCAGGCAATAGCACAGCCCGAACAGCTAGGCGCGGTGGTCCAGGTCCGGGCGGTGTTGGTCTTTCATGTACGTGAGGACTGGAAGTCAGCAGAAAGCGAGGCATAGGTTATGCCTGAACTGTTTCGGTGGGATGTCGACGCCTGGGATAATGGGCATGTCTGGGGGCCGATCCCTGGTCAGACGCCCTATCTCGTGCAGGTCGACATCAACCGCGACCTGGGCTTCGCGCTCAACCTGGACGCGTATTCGTTGCAGGTGGACGCGCAGTATGGCTTCATGGACCCCTACACCGACACCGGCTTGCAGGCGGACGTGGCGGACCCGGCGGAGATGCGCGTGCAACTGTTCAACCGGGAAGGTGCATTCCTGCCGGAAAAATCGACGGCGCTGTTTTACGGCCTGCTCAAGCGCGGGCAACTGGTGCGCTTCCAGGTCGAAGATGCGGAAGGTGAGATCGAAACGGTCTTCGTTGGGCGACTGAAGCAACTGAATGTGACGCCGGGGAAGGTCGAAGACCCCATCGCCACACTGATCGTGACGGACATCAACGACGATCTGCTGACAGCCGAATTCGCGCCGAAGCTCCAGACCAATGTGCGGGTAGACGAGGTGCTTGCACCTCTCTTCGAGCGACCGGCAGTCCCGTGGCCTTATGCGAGCAGCTTCTTCCTGCTGGACATCGAAGGCAGCGGCGAACTGGACGAAACCGCACGGTTGTACGAAAACACGCTGACCGATTTCGAGGAAGCCTACACGACGCTCGCCTGGGCCGGGGACAACAACGGTAACGAGAACGGGGTGAGCGCCCAGGGCTTCATCCGGGAGACCATGCCAGCGGAAGCGGGCGGGCGCTTCTTCTACGATGCGTCGCGAATGAAATACGTCTTCCACAACCGCGCTCACGACACGCTGTACGAAGGTGAGGTCTACGCGTTCAGCAGCGATGACTTCCTGGCGGGTTACACGCGTTACGTCTACATGGACAACCTCATCAACGCCCTCACGGCGACCTTCCAGGCGCGCAAACGGGGCGCGCCGGGGACGAAGGTCTGGGAGTATCCGAACCTGCCGTGGAGCCGAGGTCCGGGAAACACCGAACAGAAACAGACGATCCGCTTCAGCGACCCGGACTATCCGGGCGCGCGGGTGGCGGTGGTCGACGGATTGCCGCCGCAGGCGTATGTCGACTACGAAGCGGTCGATGAGTTGCTCCCCACACCCCACGACGACTACACCGCGCGCGCGTCGGTGACGCTCGTCTGGTATGCGGACCGAGCCGAAATGACAACGCGGACCCAGGACACGGGGACGATGCACTTCATCAAGCTGCAAGCGCGGGCCACCACGCTGATCCTGCTGCCACCGGAGCAGGTCAGCCACAGCGACCCGTACAGCATCGCCGCGTATGAGCGCATCGAAGCGGGACCGCTGGACCTGCGGGCCGTGGCGGACGCGGAGTTTGCCGAGCAGGTGGTGAAGTTCATCGTCAACCGCTACAAGGAGCCGCAGGCCCGGTTCGCGCAGGTGTCGTTCTTCGCCCGCCGCAGCGCCGAGACTCTGGACCACGGGTTGCGGCGGCGGATCGGCGACCACATCCGCATCACCAGCGAGCGGCTGGGCCACGACTCGGAATACGTCATCGTCGGTATTGCGCACAATGTGGTTGCGGCGAGCGGGACGCATCTGGTGACCTGGGCGCTGCTCCCGTTCGTGCGCACGAGCTACTTTCGACTGGATATGGCTGGCCTCGCCGAGCTGGACGAAACGGCGCGGCTGTTCTTATAGGCTTATAGGAGGGGCTATGCCCTGGAGCGATCCTGAAGATTGGGAAGTGGGGCAGCTCGTCACGGCTGCAAAGATGAATGCCCAGGTGCGCGACAACCTGCGCTACCTGCTCAACCGGCAAACGGTCATCAAAAACATCAACGAGGCGGCGAACTACACCACCAGCAGCGGCACCTGGGGCGACGTCGACTCGGTTGACCTGTCAGCGACCCTCACGCCGAAAACCAATTACGTCAAAGTGGGCTTCCAGTGCATCATCGAACAGACGGGCGCATCGACCGGGTCGACACTGCTCGACATCACCAAGGACAGCGTGCGCGTCGGCGGGGATGACGGCCTGATCGGGGTACGTGGCGGGGCCATCACTCAGCCTGTCGGGTTTACGGTGAAAGTTCCTGTGACGCCCGGTGTCGCAACAACCTTCCGCATCCAGTGGCGGACCACCAACACCGGCGCGGTGATGTATGCGGGCGCAGGGACGAGCGGTCTGGACGTGCATCCGCAGTTCTGGGTCGAGGAGGCCTGAATGTACGAACTACGTATCGAAGACATGCCGTCAGCGCTCAATCACGAAGCGCTGACGGTTGCTTTGAATTCCGCATTGCCCGGTGTCGCGGATGGCTTTGCGACCGATGGTCGCGGTCTGCGCGTCATCTTCCGGCGCGAGCCGACCGCTGGCGAGCAGGCCACGGCGCGGGCGATTGTCACGGCGCACGACCCCGACGCGCTGACGCCTGAGCAGCAGCAGCGTGTCGACCGCGAGGCGGCCTGCGCAGTGCTGCAAGCGCAGGTCGAAGCGATGGACCTGACACAGCCGCTGGGCGCTGAGGACGCGGACATCGTGGCGCGTTACAACGCGCTGCGCGGGCTGCTGGGCAAGTAAGAACGAAGGTCATCAACGAGGAACCGCCGGGAGGCGATTTTTGATTCTGTTTATCGAGGGGTGGTGATTTGTGATCTCAAACGAGGTGCTGCTGGCGATTATTGGCGTTGTGGCGGCCTTTGCCAGTGCCTGGGCGTACGGCTACAAGAAAGAGCAGGACCGCAAGACGCTGGCGCTGGAGCAGCAGATCGAGGAAGCCAAGCGCGAAGCCTCGTCCACAACGTCCATGCTGACGCTGATGCAACGCATGTTGAACCGGATGGAGCAGGCGGACGAACAGACACGGGAAGAGCGAAAGGCGTGGATTCAGGTGGTCGAAAAGAACGCAGACGCCAAAAACCGCCTTGCCGAAAGTGTCGATCAGAACTCTGACAAGGTCGGTGAAATGCAGGAGCAGTTTGCCGAATTCCGAGAGGCGGTCGGGAACAAGTTCGAAGCCTTCAAGCAGCAGCTCGAAAGCAGCCTGTCTGCCGAGGGCTTGGGACCGGTACTGGATGTGGTGTTCGAGCGCTTTATGAAACGCGTTCAGGGTGTGGTCGTCCATGCGCCGAAGCTGGCAGAGGCGCTCGGTGATGATGACACGCTGCAACTGCCAGCAATCCCGGCCTCTCAGACGGTCGAAGCAACGCGCGAGGAGGACGGTGATGCTCATGCAACTCCTGACTCTGGCGGATAAGCCGGTGCAGGCGGGTGCGGTCGGTATGTGTCTGACCTGCGCAGTATTGCCGTTCATCGTTGGTGCGTATGCCCTGCTCCGGGCCGTCAGGAAAGCGAGGAAACGTGTCTGAAGTGATTGATCTACTCAAATTCTTCTGTCCGCCAGGGCAGTATTCGACGCCAGTTGGCGTGACGCAGCAGCCGGGTGGCGATGCGATCTACCAGGTGCGCCACGATCCGGTCCTGCGCACTTTCGACCAGCTCAAGGGTGTGCTGGGCGTTCCCTGCGACCGCCAGCAGCACACCTATGATGAGGAAAATGTCTATCTGCTGTATGACAACTCGCCAGCAGACGGCATTCCCTACGCGCTGCGCGACGATCCCAAAGTGCGCGGCTCGATGTGGGCAAAGCGCAAACAGCGGGTTGGCGACGTGACCGAGCGCGCACCCTACGTACTGAAGGTGGACCCGCGCGACGGGCGGATTATCAGCATCAGTGATCGCCCTGTTCGCACCTGGCTCAAATTCGCTGCGCATCATTTCCGCTGGCCCAGTCCGCTTCCAGGCGGCCCGGTCATCGACGAAGTGATTGTGCTGGAATGGTATCTCGATAAGGCGCTGACCGAACTCGAAGAGACCTACGTCCTGGGGTATGACGAAGATTTCGGCGGCCTGGGTTTCATCGGCTTCACACACGCCAGTCTGAAGACGCAGCCGAATTTTGTGTGGTGGGACACGCCGCCCGCCGCAAAAATCCCGGTATTGGAACCGCGCGACACCGCGCTGGATAGCGTGGTGATCGTCACGCCTAGCGCGCCGGTGATCGTGCCAACGCCGCCTGCGCCGCAGCCGGTCATGGGCGAACGGATGATCCGCCCGGACATCACCGCCGGGGCGAAAGTCCGTCAGGGTCCGTCGACCGCGACGCCAACGCTTACCCATGAACCGGCGCTCAGCCGGTTCATGGTGGCGCGGCTGGTGCCGGGGCAGGACGGTGACACCTATAAATGGTACGAACGCGTCCAGGGCGGTTTTGTGCGCGAAGACCTGGTCACGCTGCCGCTCGAAGCACAGCCGGAGCAGATCGCCGCGTTTCCGGCACCGATCCGGGACCGCTACAGCATCACCAGCCGCTACCTCCAGAACGGTCACAATGGTGTCGACCTGGGCGCGGCGAAGGCCGTCAAAGTCTACGCCAGCGGTACCGGACAGGTTGCATGGCTCTACCGCTGCAACAAATGCAAGATGCTGGGTGAAACCTGGGACGCGGCGGGCCTGAACGAGGCGCAGCGGGCGGCGGCCTTTAACGACCCGGACTGGGGCTTCGGCTACGGCGATAGCGTCGTCGTGCGCTACGCCTATGGCGACCTGCCGGATGCGGCGCGGGCGGAGCTGGACCGGCTGCGCCTGCGCGGCGCGTTCGTCTATGCCATCTTCGCGCACCTGGACGAAATCAAGGTGGCTGAGGGTCAGTGCGTCGGCAAGAACACGATCCTCGGCACGGTCGGAGAAGACTCCAATTCGAGCGGGCCACACCTCCATGTCGAAACCCGCGCATCACTGAAG